TATTCGTTGAAGCGATACTTAAAGCCACCCCCCAAAAGTGGCAACGTGATGCCTTAATAGGCATACGAGATAATGATAAAATATCGATTAAGTCGGGGCATGGTGTTGGTAAGACAGCCTTCCAGTCATGGCTTATTCTTTGGTGGCTCTTAACCCATTATCCTTGCAAGATAGCGGTCACAGCTAACACTGCTCACCAGTTATCGGATGTATTATGGTCTGAGGTTGACAAGTGGTATAGACGGCTTCCTGAGGGCTTCAAGAACCAGTTAGAGGTAAAGACAGACAAGATCTCATTAAAGGGTGCTTCTGACAGCTTCTGCGTGGCAAGAACCAGTAGAAGAGAGAACCCTGAGGCTTTGCAGGGCTTTCATAGCGAGAATATGCTGTTTATATGCGAAGAGGCTTCGGGTATCCCTGATGTCGTCTTTCAGGTTGGTGAAGGTGCTTTATCGACTGAGGGTGCTAAGGTTGTCATGTGCGGTAACCCCACTAGATCTGATGGATACTTCTATGAGAGTTTCCATTCGATGCGAGATAGATGGTTTAACATGACTGTCTCTTGTGAGGATGGGGAGTATGTATCTGACAAGTTTTTGGAAGATATGAGATCGAAATATGGTGAAGATAGCAATATCTATAAGGTTCGTGTTTTAGGCGAGTTCCCTACCCAATCTGACGATGTTTTATTACCACTTCATTTAGTGGAAGGGGCAACAAAGCGAGATGTTGAGGCATCCCCCATGACCCCCGTTATTTGGGGATTGGATGTTGCGAGATATGGAAATGATAGATCTGCCTTAGCGAAAAGAAGGGGTCAGGAGCTATTAGAGCCGATCAAGACATGGTCTCAAAAAGATTTGATGGAAATGGCGGGTATTATCCTCACTGAGTATGAGGCAGTTAGGTATAGTGACAGACCTATAGCGATTTACATTGATGCGATTGGTATTGGTGCAGGACTAGCTGACAGATTGAAGGAGTTGGGATTGCCTGCGGTATCGATTGCGGTATCTGAGAGTGCATCGCTAAGGGATAAATTCACCCGTTTAAGGGATGAATTGTTTTGGAATTGTCGTGAGTGGTTTGAGGGCAGAGATGTTCACATACCGCAAGATGACAATCTTATTCAGGAGATTACGGGTATTCGTTACAAATATCTCTCTACTGGCAAATTAAAGATTGAGAGCAAGGATGAAATGAAACGCAGGGGTCAGAGATCGCCTGACGTTGCCGATGCTTTTGTTTTGACGTTTGCAGATCAGGGAGCATTAGCTTCAGGAGCAATGAGTAGATGGAACAGTCGGAAGAGCCTAAAGGCAAACAGTGTGTGGATAACGTAGTTAACTTTCCTCAAAAAGAGAAGAAGGTAACTTATGTTAGCCCTGAGGTAGCAGAGGACTTCGAGGTTGTACTGGAGATGTTCTGCACTATGGCAAATGGTGTTCATGTCTCACACAGCCTTAAATGGCAGGATATTATGATTGCGATGATAGTGGCGACTGCCAATTGTGCTGTAAAGGCAGATTTGAGCGAAGAAGAGTTTATTGCGTTTTTGCAGAGGATAAAGGCAGGCGAGTTTAATGAGTAAGATTGATCCAAAATTAAAAAGATTAGGATTGACAAAGTATAATCAGCCTAAACGCACCCCCAATCACAAGACTAAGTCTCATGTGGTTGTTGCCAAAGTCGGGGATACGACAAAGACAATTAGGTTTGGTCAGCAGGGTGTTAAGGGAGCAGGTGCTAATCCGAAGACGAAGAAGGAAAAGATGAGGAAAGACAGCTATTATGCGAGGCATAATGCTCAAGATCCTAATCCATCAAAGTTATCTGCAAGGTACTGGTCACATAAGACGAAGTGGGCTTAGATATGCAACAAGGTTTATTATCGGCATTTAACCCTTCTGATGCTTATTCTCAGAACTTGAGACAGCCAGTTCAGGGCGACATGACTTTAGGTAATTTAGTTTCATACTTCATGCCTATTTCAAGAAATGTCATGCCTTACGAAGACAGTCCGAGATTGGGTGCGGGAGATTATAATTTAGATTTTCCTCAGGTTATGAAGGATGCCTATAGCGGAATAAACAAGTTCGGTCAGGCTTTTAGAGGTGAATTAAGTCCTGAACAGCTAAAGCAATTAGCCTTTGATACGTCTTTAAATGTCGCAGGCGGAGGCTTATTAGGCTCAAAAGTTATCCCAAATGCAGTTCCTGAAGGGGCTTTGGGTATATTTGCGGGTAAAAGTGCGGTTAATTTTCCTGCCAAATCTCTGCTACAAGATGTAGATAAGACTAAGATTAACAAACTAAATGAAGAATTTAGCCTTTTAAAAGATAAAATATATTCAGGTGATTTAACATTCAAAGAAAGGGCAAAATTAAGTAATCAGGAAATAAAATTAATAGACAAAATCAACGCAGAAAATTTCCGAATTGCAAATAAAGAAAAGAAAATTCTTGATCCATTAGACAAATTTATGGAAAAGCAAGATTACAGAAAAGGTGTACCAAACCAATCATCTAGATTTTTCGGTTCAGAAAGAGAGTTTGGAACGGGTTTGTTTCAAATGCCTGATGGAAAATATAGATTTGAAATAGATGATACAAAAGCATCAATAAAAGAGCTTCCTAACGAAAGACTTCCAAATTATAACGATGCTATTGAATTGACTAAGGATGCTTTCCCTTCGCTAAAAGGGGCGGATCTTATAAGAAAAGCATTTTCAACTAAAAAATTAAGTGACGTAATTGATCACAAAGAATTGTTTGAAAATTATCCGCAATTAAAGAATACAGAAGTAGCATTTGTGGATGGCGGATCAAGTTTAGGCGGTTATTATCCTAACGAAAACCTTATTACAATTAATTTAGGGGATGTGTACCCTGACACACCTAAAAACGTAAATGACAGAGTTATGTCAATTTTACTACATGAAATACAGCACAATGTTCAGGACATAGAGAATTTCGCAAAAGGCTCTAATTTATCAAGCGGTCAAAAAAATATATCTGTTAATATATCTGATGCACAAAATAAGAGAGAGTTGTCAGCAAGAAATGCCGAAGAGTACAAGAAGGCAAGTGACGAAAGCAAAATAATAAACGATGCTTTGCAACTAAAAATATTAAAAAAGAGATCTGTTGAAGGTTCTCAGCCAAAATATTTATTCAATAACACAGACTGGTACAGATATGGTGATCGTATTAGAAGGGAGGTAACTAACGAATTAGGTTATCCATACCCAAAAGCAAAGTCTGCAAAAAGAGATGCGTGGCAAAAAAGGGCATATGAAAAATTATATGATTTGACAGCTAGTGACCCTGAAATAAAGTACAGTGGTTCTATAAGATATTCTCAGCAATATTCTGAAAAAGAATTGCGTAGCCGAGCAAAAAAACTCGAAAGAGTTATGGACAAAAAACTTAAAGACAAACTGAACTATGACAGCCAATCAAAAAGAATAGAGGCATTAGAAAAAATGGCTCGAAGCGGAGACTCAGATTGGATTGCTTACACTAATCAGTTAGGCGAAGTTGAGGCTAGAATTGTAGAGGCAAGAGCGGGGTTTGACCCAAAACTTAAAGATGAAAAATATAGGTCAAGAAAGCCTTATGATAATCTTGAGTTAGGATTGTTTGAGTATTCAAACCCCTACAATCAGCCGAATTTAATGTCTGTTCCTGATTACAGTTTTTTTGAAAAAGGTCAGGGATTGCTTACCAAAAGTTTTTAATAAAAGGGGAAGTAAAATGCAACATTGTGATGTTTGCACTTACGAGTGGAAATGTACTGCTCGATGTAAGTGTTTATTGGGTAAAATCAAGCCTGAAGAGATTGAGGTTGAAATGCCTAAGCCTATTCCAGTTAAGACCACTAGAGGGGTGACTATGAGTAATGTCGTTCCTCTCAAAAAAAGAGGAAGGAAAAAGAAAGATGTATAATATGGGCAAGAAAAAAGGCACTTACAAAAAAACAGCAGTTAAGAAGCCTAAAAAGACAAAGAAGAAGTCTAAATGATTGTCAGGTTCTATCGCAGACCTAAGCCAAACGTACCAGTTTTAGAATTAGCTATTTGCAGTGGCTGTGTAACCCCAAAGTTATGCAAGCAAAATGGCAAGTGCGATGTTCACTATGAAGAGCAAAAAGTAAAAAATGATTTGGTGAGGAAGCTAAATGAAGAAAAAGACAACGCAGAAAAAGAAAAAGCCAGTGCCAACAGACCCACAACTATACGCAAGAGTAAAAGCGGAAGCAGGGCGAAAGTACGATAAGCCTTCAGCTTACAAGTCAGGCTACATCGTTAAGACCTATAAGGCTCGTGGCGGTAAATATAGGATGGCATAATGGCAAAGCCTAAAAATAGCGGTCTTAGCAAGTGGTTTAAGAAAGAAAAATGGGTTGACATATCTGCACCTAAAAAAGGTGGCGGGTATGAAAAATGCGGGAGAAAATCTGCAAAGAACTCATCTAGAGGCTACCCAAAATGTGTACCCACAGCCAAAGCTAAGTCAATGACAAAGTCTCAGATTAAATCGGCTGTAGCGAGAAAGAGAGCCAATCCGAGCAAAAATGTCAAAACAATAGTCAAGAGGAAAAAGTAATGGGCAAAGGTATGAAACATTATTTTAGGGATGGCACTGAGCATAAAGGTGGCACTCATAAAATGGCTGATGGTTCATTGCACTCAGGGGCAAGACACACAAAAAATTCAAAAAAATTATTTCATATGGGCGAATTGTCTAAGACTGCTCAGGCAAAAGCTAGAAAGAAAAAATAATGGCAAAAATGACAGATGAAAGATTGGGTTCAATTATCCAGTCTGAAATAACCGATAGTCAAAACCATTTTGAAACTGAGTATTCGTCTGACCGACTAAAGGCTATTGATTACTATTTGGGTGAGCCTTTTGGCAATGAGGTCGAAGGCAGAAGCTCTGTAGTATCTACTGACTTTGCTGATGCCATAGAGCAGATCATGCCATCGCTCATGCGTATTTTTACCAGTTCCGATAAGTATGTCAGATATGCTCCGAGAACTGCTGAGGATGTAGAAAAAGCTGAACAGCTAACAGATTATGTGAACTATATCATCAATAACGACAATGATGGTTATAGGATTATGTATAACTGGTTTAAGGACAGCCTAATGTTTAAGTTAGGTGTTGTTAAGTATTGTTGGGATGAGACTTCTACAGTTCAGGAAGAAGAGTATGAGGGGCTAACTGAAGAAGAATTAGCCTTATTACTGGCTAACCCTGACATTGAAGTTGTTGAAAGACAAGAGAACTACACCACTGTTATTAATGAAATGGGTGAAGAAGTTCAGGTTCTTAACAGCTATGATTTAAAAGTTAAGATTACTAAGAAGTCAGGCAAGATTAAGATTGAGAATGTACCGCCTGAGGAGTTCTTATTTAACCGCAGGGCTAAGTCTTTAGAGGACTGTTATTTCATGTGTCACAAGACAACTATGTCTGTGAGCGATTTAGTGTCTATGGGTTATGACAGAAAACTCATCGAAGACAATGCAGGCATGATTGATGGCGACATAGACGAGGAAAGACAAAGACGTTTTGAAGATCTAGAAAGTCAGTCAGGCAATGATCCAGTAGACCCTTCTCAACATGAAGTTGTGGTGCATGATATCACAATGAAGGTTGACTATGATGACGATGGCATTGCTGAGATGCGTAGGATTTTGTCTATTGGTGATGGCGGTGATGTCATATTAGAAAATGAAGTTGTAGATTACATTCCATTC